GCCGTCTTCTGCATCGGCATCGGAAACCTGGAGGCTCAGCCGGTCGACCATGTCGGTGACCTTCGAATCGACACCGCTCACCAAGACCTGCAAGTCGGATAGAACCCGATTCCGATACTGGGTTGACCGCTTCGATTGACGCGCCTGACGCCGGAAAATCAGGTACGCGAGCACGACACCGGCCAATGAGATGAGCGCGCCGACCCAGGACACGACATTCAGGAATGGTTGATCAAACCATCGTCCTGAGCCCCACAGCCAGAGGAGGGTAGCTAGTCCGACGCCCGCGGCGAAGATGATCACTGCGACGAGGACATCGATCAGGATGTCTCTTCGCCTGCTAGCGGCTTCCCCCGCTGTATCCGTAGACATAGGCAGGAGACTATCCGAACAACACGCCGAGCTGATCAGCTGGAAGTGTGCGCGCTGATTCTGTTAAGCTGTGCTTGCACCTGAACTGTGACCGAAGCCTCGCCCATCCGGCGGGGCTTTCGTCGTACTCGGGTGTGGCCCCGCCACCACACGCTCACATCCCTCTGCAGAGCGACCGCCGCTAGCCATGACCTCCCGCTGCTCGATAGATCGGGACCGGAGAGCGAGCAGCACCGGGCTGGTCGCATGATGCGAACCCTCGAGCGGTGATGGGCGGCGGGGCTTAGTCTTCCGGCCTGCCTTCGCCGAGGCGCACCTACCTCGCGGGCGGGCTGAGCGGGTCGGATATGACCTCATCCACAGCAGGGCGGCCGGCATGTCCCACCGGCCGCCCGCACGAGTCACCCGCGAAGTCGACGTGTGATCGTCCTCGGCGCATCGGCGTACTCGCCGCCGATGATCTTCTCCGCCATCTCCTCGCAGTACTCCAGCTTCTGGTAGCCCTGACCACCGTCGGTCGCGATGATGTCTGAGTTGTTATCGCCGTACAGCCGCCACCCCCAGGTGCCGTCGGGTCGTTCGTACACGTTCAGCTTCGCCATCTTGAGCTCCTTCGCTCGTTCGTAGGTGCGCTGAGCATATCGACAACGAGTTTCCCCATCAGCCCGCCCGCTGCTCAGCCGAGGGTGAGGGCGAGGATCGCGACGGCCAGAGAGCCCGCCGCGACGAGCACCGAAGCGAGCGAGATCCACCACGCTGCCCGCTGCGACGCACTGGCTGCCTCGGCTTGCTCCTTCATCACTGCGGCCTGTCCCGACATCGTCTCGACGAGGGCGGCAAGAAGCTGATTCTGCTCATCATTCTGAGCCTGCGTACGCATTTGGTGAACGATCGAGAACGGGTCACTCATCCGGCCACCATATCGACTCGCTGAATGTCTCGGACGGAGGGTTGAGGGCTCGCGTCACGTTCCCCCGCCGTGGACGCCGCCCCTCCGTCCGAGCGCCAGCCCCCACGGAGGTGTGATCGTGGCCGCGAAGAGAGTTCGAGATGGCAAGGGGCATCGTGCCTATCGTCGCCAGCAGGGAGCGCTGAAGCGTCGCACGAAGGCCCAAGACCTGCCGTGCGGGTACGGCTCACCGTCGGGGTGGGGATGCGGTGAGCACATCGACACCGACCTGCCTGCCGGTCACCGCATGTCGTTCACTGCTGACCATGACGATGCGCTCGGGAACGGTGGACGCCTAGCCGGCGGCCTGCTCGTGCCCATGCACCTCACCTGCAACTCACGGAAGAGCGACAACGCCACCACCGAGATATGGAGCGCATCGTGAACACGAGCAACCGCGTAGACGTCGTCATCGCCGAGATCGACCCGGAGGCGGTCGAGATCACCTACGGCGACCAGGGCGAGAGTGTCGAGGCTGTCGACGTCGCGCCTTACCCGACGCGTCGGATCATCGTGCTCGCCCCGACGAAGCAGGCGGGCCAGGAGCACGCCGAGTCGCTGGGCATCGAGCCGGTCGCGATCGTCACACCTCGCAGCCCGCATGCCTCCTACGGCATGGTCGCTGACGAGATCGCCGAGGCGCCCGGTTTGTCCGTCGACGTGGTGGGGGAGCTCATGCAGCATGCTGGCCCATCACTCGCCACGACAGGCGGCGAGTGATGGCCGTGCTCGCAGGGAGCATCACCACTCGGGTGCTGATCGTCGTGGGTGATGGTGAGCCTGTGGAGGTGGCGACCCTGCCGACCAAGCTGACCGCCGCCCGCCCCGGTCCCGGAGTAGTGCTCAACAGCCGTCGGTGGTGCCTCAGCCTCGCTCTCGGCTTCCTGCGCATCGCGTGGGCCACCGCGACCATGCGAGCCCGCTGAGCGCCCGCACGCAGGTCGCCAGAAAATCCAGGGTCGCCCCGGTGCTGCCCACCTCCCGCGCGGTCCTGGCAGCTCTCTCCGCAGGTAAAAACGCCGCATGGGGGAATTCGCTGGGAGGGGGAGTTCGATGGCACGTCCCAAGGCGCCTTGTGGCACCGATGCCGCGTACCGTCGCCACCTCCGCGAGGGCGTCGAGGTCGACGCGGCGTGCCGACGTGCTCACACCGAGGCCGGTCGCGAGTCGTCGGGGCGGAAGTCGCCGCGAGCCGACAAGAAGCCCGTGTTCACGCCGACTCCCGATGCTCCGCCGACCGACGATGCCGAGAAGCCGGACGACATGAAGCTGATCGTCGACACGCTCCGCACGGTGTTCAAGACCGTTGCCGAGCAGGATCCGACCCGTATCGCTCCAATCGCTCGCGTATTCCAGACCGCCGTCGAAGCGACTCGCGGCCCGGTGGAGACGCCGAAGGAGCTGACTCTTGCCGACCAACTCGCCCAAGCCCGAGCAGCTCGGGCTGCAAGAGCCGAGAGTAAGGGCGCTACCACTTAGCCGCACCGACACCCTCGTCGACGACATCCTCGACATCTGCGACCTCGCATCGATCGAATGCGACCCGTGGCAGGAAGGCGGACTCGAGGCGATCGCGTCGATCGACGCCGAGGGCCAGTGGGCGGCGACCGAGTTCGGGATCCTCGTCTCTCGCCAGCAGGGCAAGGGCAACATCCTGCTCCCGTACGAACTCGCCCACCTGTACCTCTGGCCCCGCGAGGACGGCGCCCCGAAGCTCATCGGGCACACCGCCCACGAAGGCGCGACCGCCCGCGAAGCATTCCGCCGCGCTCGCCGCATCATCCTCGCCTCGCCGATCCTCCGCGCCGAGCTCGTCGGCGGTGGCAAGCAGACCGCGCAGGGCGTCACCGGCATCTCGACCGGAAACGGCAACTGGGCGATCGAGCTGAAGAACGGCAACCGCCTCGTCTTCTTCACCCGCACCGGCGCGGCCGGCGTCGGTGTCTCCTTCGACGTGCTGATCGTTGACGAGGCGCAGCACTCACCGCTGACGATCCTCGAGGCGCTGCTGCCGGCGACGGACGCGAGCCCGAACAAGCAGGTGCTGTTCACTGGCACGGTCCCGAAAGAGGATCAGGACGGCGAGTATTTCGAGGGTCTGCGCGACCGTGGCCGCAAGGGCGGCTTCGAGCGCACCGGCTGGATCGAACACACGCCCGTCGGATCGGACGACCCGGACCTCGCGGCCAAGATCGATCTCGGCGACCCGCAGACATGGCGGGAGGGGAACCCGGGCCTCGGCATCCGCCTCGCGTGGAAGACCGTCGAGGACGACTGGAACCGCATGGGCCAGACGAACCCCGAAGCGTTCGCCCGTCAGCGCTGCTCGATCTGGCCGAGCCGTCGACCTGAGGTCGCGGCGAAGCTGTCCGAGCTCGATCTCGACGTGTGGAAGCGGCACGCTCGCGACGACGCCGCAGTAAGTGGCGACGGCGTCGTGCTGTCTCTCGCGCTCGGCCGGGGTGGCGGGTACGGCACCATCGGCGCCGCCGTGCGCGTCGACTCCGAGCACATCGCCGTCGAGCACATCTGGACCGAATCGGGCACGCGATGGATCTCGCCGATGCTGAAGCAGCTCAAGGCGAAATACGGGAACGCGCTCGTCGTGCTCGACTCGAAGAACGCGGCCGCCGTGATCGGCGCACTCGACGCGGCCGGCATCAAGTACCTCGCCATGAACCTCGACGAGATCGCCGCTTCGCACACCCTGTTCATCGAGCACGTGAACGCCGGGCTCGTCCCGCACCGCGACCAGCCCGAGGTGACGAAGTCGCTCGAGCTGGCGACAACCCGGAACATCGGCCGCGCGGGTGTCACCTGGGAGCAGTCCGACCCGACGAAGCCCGTGACGATGGCGCAGGCCATCACCTGGGCGCTGTGGGGCGTTCTCAAGTCCGAGGCATCCCCGAAGAAGCGCACACCGCCACCGCCGAAGGCCGCGGTACTCACCCGCGACGCTGTCGGCGGGAACGACCTGGACCTCGCCACGGCGCGGTTCTGACGGAGGAGGTCCACCTTGGCTGAGACCGGATACCAGGTCGAGTCGACTCTTCCCGGCTGGATGAACTGGGTCGCGGAGACGAACGAAGAGAACCCGGACCTGCAGTGGCCGAAGTCGATCAACGTCTTCGACCGGATGCGCCGCGAAGATCCGCAGGTAAAGTCGGTGCTCCGCGCCGTCACCCTGCCGATCATGCGCACCGAGTGGGCGATCGACGGGACTGGATGCCGCCCCGAGGTGGTCGCCCATATCGCGGCCGATCTCGGGCTGCCGATCAAGGGTCAGCCGCCGACAGCGCCACTGCGCACGAAGGGCCGGTTCTCGTTCAAGGAGTTCCTGCGTCTCGCGCTGCTCTCACTCGTCTACGGGCACTCGTACTTCGAGCAGGTCTACGACCAGTCGACCGGTGCCACCCACCTCGCGAAACTCGCCTGGCGACCCCCGCGCACGATCACGAACATCGAGGTCGCCCGCGACGGCGGCCTCGTTGCGATCGAGCAGGGCGGGCTGATGGGAAGCGGCAAGGTCCGCATCGAAGTCGAGAACCTGGTCGCATTCGTGCACGAGCGCGAGGGCGCCAACTGGCTCGGCGAATCGCTGCTCCGCTCCGCCTACAAGATGTGGATCCTGAAGGACCGCGTCCTGCGCATCCAGGCGCTGACCGCCGAGCGCAACGGCCTCGGCATGCCGGTCTTCACCGCAGGCGAGCCGCCCGAGGGCGACTTCGACCAGATGGTCGAGTGGCTGGACGCGGAGATCAAGCGCGGTCTCGAGATCGTGAAGCAAGCACGCGCGGGAGAGGCCGCCGGCGTCTCGCTCTCGAAAGAATCGACGTTCCAGTTCGTCGGCGTCAGCGGCAAGCTGCCCGACACCGACAAGCCGATCCGCTACTACGACGAGCAGATCGCCCGCGCCGTCCTCGCTCACTTCCTGAACCTCGGAACCGAGACCGGGTCGTGGGCGCTGGGGTCAACGTTCGCGAACTTCTTCACCGACTCGCTGAATGCCGTCGCCCAGAACATGGCCGACGTCATCCAACAGCACGTCATCGAGGATCTCGTCGACAAGAACTGGGGGAGCGAAGAGCCCGCCCCCCGCATCGTCCCCGCTGCGATCGGCGAGCAGCAGCAGATCACCGCCGAGGCGATCAAGGCGCTCATCGAGAGCGGGGCCATCAAGGTCGACGACAGTCTGCGCGCGTATGTGCGCGACAAGTTCGGCCTGCCCGTCGAAGACCTCATCCCCGCCACCGAGGACGACGAGGCGTCGCGCGAGCTCGCCCGATTCGTCGCCGAGGTCGTGCAGAAGATCTACCTCGGCACGGACAAGCCGGTACTGCGGCAGGACGAGGCGCGAGACATCATCCGCCGCGCCGGCGCCGACATCACCGGCGACGGGCCCGACGTGACCCGCATGCCATCGACACAGGCTGAGGAGGCCGCATGACGAATCAGAGCACCGGTGCAAACCGGTTCTGGGGGAGCCACACCCCGCCGAAGTCGAAGGCCGAGTTCTTCGACGCGATCACCATGCCCTCGCCCGCTGGCGAAGGCGCGATCGCGACGATCCGGCTCTACGGTCCGATCGACAGTTGGGGCGGCTGGTGGGGCATCAGCGCGAGCGACGTCAGCGACGTACTCGACGCTCTGCCCGACTCCGTCACTCGGATCATCCTCCGGATCAACTCGCCCGGCGGTGAGGTGTTCGAAGCGATGTCGATCCTCAACATGCTGCGAGCGCACAAGGCGACCGTCCTCGGGGTGGTCGACGGGCTCGCGGCATCCGCCGGATCCGTGATCGCCGTCGGATGTGACGAGACCGTCATGTCGCCCGGCACGCAGATGATGATCCATTCGCCCTCCACCATCGTCTGGGGCAACGCCGCAGACATGCGCAAGGAAGCCGAGGTGCTCGACAGCGTCGAAGAGTCGATCATCTCGATCTACCGAGACAAGGCGGGAGAGTCTGCCTGGGGCGAACTGCTCTCCGCAGAGACCTGGTACACCGCGCAGCAGGCGGTCGAGACCGGGCTCGCCGATCGAGTCGCCGTCGTCAAGGACGCCGGGGAGACCTCCACCGCGGGCGCAGAGGACGATGACCTCCTCGATCCGCTGGAAGGCGACACCGTCGAGGACAAGTACCAGTCCGCGCGTGCCCGCCTGATGAAGAACCGCACCGGCGCGATCGCGTCGGTCCAGACCCCGAGCTCGACCGAGCCGGGTAACCCCACCCAGAAGGAGGCACTCGCGATGAGCGACGCCCTGAAGGCTGGCCTGTCCGCACGGCTCGGCGTGACCGATGCCGAGATCTCTGACGACGACCTTCTGGCCGCCGTCGACGAGGTTCTCAGCGAACAGACCGACACCCCGGCAGCACCCGCTGCCACCGTCCCCGGCACGCAGCTGATCGAGGACAACGTCCTCGCCCAGATGCGCGCAGACGCCGCCGCTGGCCGCGAGGCCCGCGAACAGCAGATCCGCGACCGCCGTGACGGCGTCATCAAGAACGCTCTGAAGCAGGGCCGCATCAGTGCGGCATCCGCGCCGGAGTTCCGCGCGATGCTCGACGCCAACGAGGAGGCCGCCGCCAAGGTGATCGACTCGCTCGCGCCGAACACCGTCCACGTCGAGGAGGTCGGACACTCCGACACCCTCACCAGCGCTGACGACTCGCTGTACGGGTCGATCTTCCCCACCGCGAAGGAGGCCTGAGATGGCCGTCAAGAGCTACCTGCCCCTGTTCCGTCCCGGTGACACGGTCACCTTTGGCGTCACGGCCGCGGTCACCGCAGGCCAGGCCGTCGAGGTCAGCGCTACCGCCGACATGTCGGTCACGCCCGCGGCCGCCGGATCCGCGAAGTACGTCGGCGTCGCCGGCCACGACGCGGCCGTGGGCGACAAGCTGACCGTCGAGGTCGGCAAGCCCATCCACGAGCTGAAGGCATCGGGTGCCATCACCCGCGGCCAGCGGCTCGAGACCGGTGCCGCCGGCACCGTTCGCACCGTCGCGGCGGGCACTGCCGTGTTCGTCGCCCTGTCGTCCGCCGCCGATGGTGCGCTCGTGCGCGCCGTCCAGCTCTAAGAAAGGAGAGCACGATGCAGACCTACCCGCTCACCCCGAGCCAGCTCGCCAACGTCTCGGCAGCTGACCTCGTCGCGTTCCTCAAGAACCCGACGCTCGTCGCTCGCCGCTTCGCGGAGATCCTGCAGGCACAGCAGTTCCTCGGACTGTTCCTCCTGCAGAAGCGCTTCACCATCACGGGCGGCGCCATCGGCGTCCCCATCAACGAGGTCATCCGCGCCGTTCGCGGTGCCGAGATCATCGCCCCCGGCAGTGAGTACAAGCTCACTCCCATGTCAGCCGAGGAGTACGAGTTCTACTCCGCGATGAAGGAGGGCCTCGCCACCGAGGTCACCGACGAGCAGGTCGGTCGTCTCCTCCGGTCGCCGATCGACGACGCGTTCACCTTCCTGCAGACCGAGCTCGTGTTCTCGGCGAACGATGCCGCCCTCGGCGCCATCGCCTCGTCGGTCACGAACACGGTCGCTGCCGGTGCCGCGTGGACCACCGCGAAGCAGGTCTACAAGGACGCGCTGCGCGTGAAGGCCCTCGTGCGAAAGCAGAAGCTCGGCTACGCGATCGACACGGTCGTGCTCCCCGGAGAGCTGTACGCCGAGGTGATCCCCGAGCTGCTCGACATCCTGCCCAAGGACAGCGGGCAGGCGCTGACGGACGAGTTCCCGACGATCGCCGGCCTTACCTGGCTGCCGGACGACGGGGACGACATCCCCGACCCGCTGTTCCTCGACCGTCGCCGCCTCGGCGGCATCGCTCGGGAGCAGATCCCCACGCCCGAGATGGTGCACATCGGTGGAGACACCGGCGTGGAGATCGCCGCGATCCGTGAAGGCAAGGCGGAGAAGACGCGCCTGCAGGCACGCAACGTGCACGTGCCGATCGTCACCGACCCGCTCGCCGCATACTACGTGACCGGAACGGAGGCCCCGTGATGAGCACCCAGCACATCGCATCGGCCGCCTTCGTGAAGGTCTCGATCGGGTCGCCATCCGGGAACCGCGTCGCCCAGCTGATCCAGCGTGGCGGCGTGATCCCCGGCGGCATCGACGAGGCGCAGCTCGAGCGCCTCGTCGACCGCGGCCTCATCGAAGCCGTCGACGTCGAAGACGCCGACGAGACCGAAGAGGAAGAGACCTTCGACGAGGGCGTCTACAAGGGCGTCAGCGTCAAGGATCTGAAGGCCGACCTCGTTACCCGCAACGAAGGCCGTGAGGGCGACGCCGTCATCACTCCGGCCGAGCCGGGCAACCGCCCGCAGATCATCGCCGCGCTGCTCGCGGACGACACCAAGTGAGAGACAGGGGGCGATGATCATGACGATCACACACGATGAGATCGGATCTGACGAAGACCTCGCACGCGAGGTGCTCGTCGTCGCCCGTGACATCGCCCCCTGCATCTTCAGCTTCGACGCAGACTCCGAGGATCGCGCGAACGCGATCTCGATCCTCAAGCGCGTCTTCAAGAGCGCCGCCGCTCGCGGCTCGCACCTCGTCAAAGGGCAGCGGATCGGATCCGCAGCTGTGGACTACTCCGACATCCAGTCGGCGTTCGAAGGACAGCCCACGCGAGCACTGCGCGCGCTCTGCAATGCCTCCCGCACGACGGCCGGGCACTCGGCAGCGAGCTTTCCCGCAGGCGGCATCGTCGCCCAGCTCTGGCCTGAGCGGTACGGGTCGTGAGCGGAATGGACTTCCCCCACGGGCGCACCGTTTACAGACTCCGAGCCGGGCTGATTCCTGACCCCTACCGTCCCTCGGAGCAGATCCCCGGCGACTGGAACAACCCCGACGTGCTCCCCATCCCCGGTGCGTTCATCGCCCAGACATCGACCTCACTGCTGTCGAACGCGTCGCGCGAGCAGGCGATCGAAGCCAAGTCGCTGTTCTGCGAAGGCGAGGTCGACGTCGCCAAAGGCGACCGCATTCGTGATGGGGGAGAGGGTGCGCCGGTCTACACGATCGACGGCATCCCGCCTGCCGCGGATACGAACCCTTTCACGGGGTGGACTCCGCCGCGTGAGATCCCGCTGACCCGATCGGTCGGCTGACCGAGGAGGCACGCATGGCCCGCAGCGGTGACACCGAGATGGAGTTCAACGAGGGATTCTTCGAATCGATCCTTCGCACCGCGCCCGTCGAGGCGCTCGTCGACGGCATCGGAAACCGCGCGCTCGACATCGCGCAGGCGACCGCGCCCGTCGACACTGAGGAGTACCGCGACGGTCTGCACATCGAGCACCACGAGTCCCGCTACCGACGCACCACGCGCGTCGTCGGCAGTGACCCGAAGACGCTGCTCATCGAGAGCAAGACCGGCACCCTCGCCCGCGCTCTCAAGGGGGCGAAAGGATGAGAGTCACCCCGCCGAACCTCCCGCACTGGCTGACCGGCTACGTCCGCAACCTCGCCGCGGCAGACGGCCACACGGTCGACGTCGGCAACAAGGAGCCGCCGACTCTGGCGCTCCCACTCAAGCGGCCCCTGATCGTCATCCGTAACGACCCGGGGTCGCGGCTCGACTGGACCACCTTCGACCGCTCGATCGGTGCGTCGGTGCTCGCCGGATCGAAGCTCAACGAGAAGCCGGCCGCAGACCTCGCGAACTGGCTCGCCGGCGTGCTGTTCGACGACGAGCTGCCGCTCGCGGAGGGCAGCCCCATCGTGCGCGTCGACTTCGACGGGTGCAACGGCCCCTACGAGGTGCCCGAAGAACTCGACGTGTCGCGTCAGTACCTGACGGCGCAATACGTCGTCGCCGGCTCCTGGTGAGCCACCCACCCGTCACCCCGCGGACGCGTCGGCAGTCGACGTGACCGTTCCCACCCACCGGGCCTCGCACACACGCGGGGCCTTCTTCATGTGAAGGAGAACACCCATGACTGCCGATTCCCAGGGCAACGACCTCGAAGCTGTTGGCGTACCGATCACCGGTGTCGCCGCGTTCGCACCGGTCCTGCTCGCCAACGTCATCGCGAAGGCCGAGCTCGGCGCGAGCCCGCTCGTGCTTCCCACCGCCGCGAAGCGCCTCGGCCTGTACAAGGTCGACGGCGGCCCGGCCCCGTCGCGCGAGAACGGCGACGCGATCGAGTTCTTCCAGAAGGGCTACACGCTCGCTGGTGAGGGCACGCGTTCCGTGGTCATCAACCTCGCCGAGCAGAACGTGAATGTGCAGGCGCTCATCGAGGGCGTCGAGCCGGATGCGAACGGCGTGATCGAGGTCTCCTCGTCGCTGCCCGACAACCGGTTCATCCTGTACGTCGTCACCCGCTACCGCGGCGGACTCGAGAAGCGGCAGGAGGGCGTCGCCGCCGTCACTGCTGTCGAGCCTGACCAGCAGACGCGAGGTGAAGTCGAGGGCCAGGCTGTGACCTTCACCTGGCAGGAGGACGAGCTGTTCAACGGCGCGCCCTTCTGGTCCTGGGGCCCCGCCGTCCCCGGCGCCGCGCCCGACGCGGGCTGACACCAACCGCTGGCCGGGATGTCGTCGGGTCATCCCGGCCAGCCTCACCCACCCGACACCACCCGATGACCCGACAAGGAGACCATCATGGCAACACCCAGAAAGACCACCGCGCCCGTGCTTGAGTACGACTTCGACAGTTGGTCGGAGGAAGCCGAGGAGAAGGCGATCGCCGCCGCCGTCCCCGACGTGAAGTACATCATCGTCGAGAAGCGCTTCATCGGCCGTCTCGCCGACGGCACGATCGTCGAAGCGCCTCTCAGCCTCAGCCTCGACGAGGTCGACGAGATGCAGGCGGAACACGCCACGCCGGTCGATCAGTTCAAGAGCATCCTCAAGAAGGTCGGTGGCGAGAAGATCGCCTCCGAGTTCTCCAGCCGCGACATGGTCGAGGGCGCGATCCTCGCCGAGAAGTACTTTCGCGTGCTGCAGCGCGTCCAGCAGGCGGCCTTCCCGGAATGATCGCCGTCGCCCGGGTCATCCGAGAGCACCGTGGGATCGTCGCGCGCACACTGCGCGAGACGTTCGGTGTAGGCATCTCTGACCTGGGCGACGGCCTCACCTGGGGAGAAGCGAAGCTCCTCCTCGAAGAAGCGTCGGACGACACCGGCACGGCCCTCGGCGCGAAGCTCGCCGGGTGGGCGTACCGCGCGTCCACCCGTGAGCTGCTGTCACTGATCGCTGGGATCGGTGACGCGAAGGCGGCGAAGAAGCTCATGCCGTGGGTGCTCCCAGACCCGCGGCGCACGACGAGCACGGCGGACGCCGCCGAGCTCGCTGAGGCGCAAGCCGCTCTCGACGAAGGCCTCGTGTTCTCGTCCTGACCCGAGGGGGTGCTGATGTCCTCTGAGGTTGGTTCCGGTCACGTCTCGATCTTCCCGGTGTTGACCGGGTTCAAGACGCGCGTGACGAAGGAGACCCAGGCGGCGGGAGCAGCCGGGGCGAAGACCTTCGAGGGCGGGTTCAAGCGTGCAGGTGCTGCGACCGGGCGTGCGCTCGGCCGCGATCTGAAGTCCGCTCTGAACTCGTCGGCGGCGGACCTCGGCGCGGACGCGATGCGCAAGCTGAACGGCGAGGTCGCGTCCGCGTCGGCCGCGCTGTCGAAGACACGGCTGAAGCAGCAGGACGAGGCCGGTCGTGTCCGGGTCGCGGAGACGCGACTGCAGGAAGCGATCGAGAAGTCTGGCGCGAGCTCGTCTCAGGCGGTCGCCGCCGAGGAGCGTCTCGCTGCTGCGCGCCGTAACCAGCTGCTGTCCACCGAAGCGGTGTCGGCGGCCACGAACCGCCTGAAGGCTGCGCAGGACGCTGTCTCTGCGGCTACGCAGGGCGCACGCGCCGCAGCCGCCGCTCTGGCTATGGAAGCCGCTGCCGGCGGCCGGGGTCTCGGCGCTCTCGCCGCAAACCTCCGCGCCGGATGGCAGGACGCCGAAGCGGCGAAGTCTGCCTTCACCGGCCTCGCCGGATCGATCGGCGGCGTCCTCCGCGCCGTGTCCGACCTCTCGGGGCTGACACGACTCGGCACGATCGCGAAGACCACCGCCGCGCGGGTGTCGACGGCATTCACGACCCTCGCGACGCAGGTCGGCGGCAAGCTCGCCTCGGGCCTTTCGAAGTCGATGAGCGCCGTCGGGTCGACCGTGCGCGGCGCGTTCGGTCCGCTCGCCGGATACCTGTCGGCGCAGGCGACCATCCTCGCCTCTCCATTCGTCAAGCTCGGCTCTCGAGTCTCGACGTGGATGAGCCCGTTCACCTCACAGGTGCGTGCCGGGTTCGCGAAGCTCTCCGGCATCGGCGGCCCCGCCGCATCGCGGCTCGTCACCGCGTTCGGCACCGGGCTGTCCCGGCTGGGATCGACCGCAGCCTCCGCGTTCTCGAGCGTCGTCGGCGCTGCGGGTCGCGCGGCATCGGCAGCAGGACAGGCGCTCGGCAGCGGTATCCAGTCCGCCGCCACAGGTGCTGTCACCGTCGCCGCAGCTGGCATCGGTATCGCGTTCACGAAGGGCTTCAGCCGCCTCGCGGCGATCGACACCGCGCAGGCCAAGCTCCGCGGCCTCGGGAACGACGCCAACTCCGTGAAGACGATCATGGGCGACGCTCTGACGTCGGTCCGCGGAACCGCCTTCGGTCTCGGCGAAGCGGCGACCGTCGCGGTATCCGCTGTCGCCGCCGGCATCAAGCCCGGCGAGGCGCTGCAAGGCCACCTCAAGAGCATCGCGAACAACGCCTCCGCGGCCGGCATCTCCATGGAGGAGATGGGGTCGATCTTCAACAAGGCGGCCACGCAGGCGAACGGCGTCCAGAACGACGTCATCAGCCAGCTCGCCGACCGCGGCATCCCGATCTATCAGGCACTCGCCGACCAGATGGGTGTCACCGCGGGCGAGGTCTTCAAGATGGCCTCCGAGGGCAAGGTCGACTTCGAGACGTTCTCGAAGGCGGCTACGGCCGCCGCGGGCACGGTCGCCGCCGAGATGGGCACGACCGTTCCGGGCGCGGCGAAGAACTTCCTGGCCTCGATGGGGCGCATCGGCGCGAACGCGCTGCAGGGTGTGTACGGCAAGATCGGTCCGCTGATCGCAGCCGCGACGTCGGCGCTCGGTCCCATCGAGGAGCGAGCGAAGGCGTTCGGCGACGTGCTCTTGCGCGTCCTCGGACCCGCACTCGACTGGATGACGAACCTCTTCACCCGGATCGGCGAGGGCGCGTCCCTCGTCGACGTCGGGCTCGGGGGACTGACCGGCCTCATCGCCCCCCTGGGCGCCGCCTTCGCGGCTCTCGGCGCGGGTGGTCTGGCCGGGGTGCTGTCGCGTCTCCCGCTCGTCGGGTCGATGCTCGGCGGCCTCACCGGTCCGCTCGCTGCTCTCGGCGGTCCTCTCGGGATCGTCGCGGCAGGGCTCGCGGGTCTCGCGCTCTCAGGCGGGGACTTCTCGAGCCTGGCGTCCGGGATCACCGGCGTCGTCGATCAGATCGTCGCAGCCCTGCCGGGGCTGGTCGACCAGGTCGTCGCGCTCGTGCCCGGGATCATCACGGGCATCGTGTCGGCGATCCCTCAACTGCTCACCGCGGCCGGGACGATCGTCGAGTCGCTGATCTCCGGGATCGTCCAGGCGGCCCCGCTGCTCGTCGAGGGTGCTCTCGCACTCGTGACGGGGCTCATCGACGCCGTGGTGGCGAATCTGCCGCTGATCGTTGACGGGGCGATCAGTCTCGTGACCACCCTCATCGAGGGCATCATCACCGCGGTGCCGATGCTCATCGACGCGGCCCTGGCGCTCGTCACCGGGCTGCTCACGGCGATCGTCGGAGCGCTGCCGCAGATCATCCAGGGCGGCATCGAGCTTCTCATGGCGCTGATCCAGGGGATCATCGAAGCGCTGCCTCTGCTGCTGCAGGCGGCGCTGGATCTCGTGACCGGTCTGTTGACCGCGATCATCGAGAACCTGCCGATGATCATCGAGGCCGGCATCCAATTGCTGCTGTCGCTCATCACTGGGCTGATCGAGGCGCTGCCTCAACTGATCACCGCGGCGATCGAGCTCGTGCTGCAGCTGGTCGCAGGGCTGCTGACGATGCTCCCGCAGCTGATCGAGGCGGGCATCCAGCTCGTCGTGTCGCTGATCACGGGTCTGATCGAAGCGATCCCGAAGATCATCGAGATGCTGCCGCAGATCGTGAAGGCGATCTGGGACGGTCTCGCGAATGTCGACTGGCTCGACCTCGGCGCGCAGATCATCCAGGGCCTCATCGACGGCTTCTTCAGCATGGTCGACTCCCTCGGGGGTGCGGTCGGCGACATCGTCGAGACGATCACCGACTTCTTCCCGCACTCGCCAGCCAAGCGCGGCCCGCTCTCCGGGTCCGGATGGCGGCGGCTGAAGGAGTCGGGCGCGGCGACGCTCGAGCAGTTCAACGCAGGCGCGAAGGACGAAGCCCCCGGCTTCGGCGACGCGCTCGTGGAGGCTGCCTCATCGGCGTCGAAACGGGCACAGATCGCGATGACCTCCGCCTCCGCGACGGTCGAAGCATCTGAGGCTGCTCGGCGTCCCGGTGCGCCAGGTGACGAACCGGGCACGGCAGGCACGCACATCGAGCAACACAACCACATCGCGCACATGCCTCCTGAAGAGGCGGTCGAAGCGACAGGGCAGCGGCTGTCGTCGCTGGCCAAGCGTGCCCGCACATAGGAGGTCGCACCATGCAGCAGGCGCTCGAGCTCGTGACGGGCGGCCGGGAGATCCTCGGCCGCCCGTGGGACATGTCTCGGCCCTGGGGGCTGTTCGTCCAGAAGGACGGATTCCAGGGCTGGGGCGGCCTCTCTGCCGGTCGACGCGAAGCGCTCGCTCGCGCGGTCCAGCACGGCGAGCACGACGTGCCCGTCTATCTCCCGTCGCGCGTGGTGACGATCGACGGGTGGGCGATCGCCGACACCCCGCACAACCTGCAACGGCGCCTCGAGGACGTGACCGGGATCGGAGCCACCGGTGCGGCGGAGGACTTCTCAGCCAAGCAGTGGGGTCTCGCCCGTCACGCGAGCGGCCGCCGCATCCTCGCGGTCGCTGACGACGAGGGCCGATGGAAAGGCCGCCACATCTACACGCCATTCCAGCTGCAGTTCGTCTTCGCCGACCCGAGGAAGTACGGCGAGACGACGCTGCTCCCGGGCGACAAGCTCACCCCGCCGTCACCATCCGCGACGGCGACCAGCATCGATGTGTATCACCGGGGAAACTTCCCGGCGTATCCGCTGATCGAGATTCCGAACGCTTCCGCCTCCTACAGCGTCACATCTCCGGGCGGCACCTTCACGGTTACCGGTGCCACCGCCGGGGGAACGCATGTCGTCGACCTTCGCCGTGGGCGCGTCTATCGCAACGGTGTCGAGATGCCAGGTGCTGGCCGCGGCGACCTGTGGGCCGTGCCGGCGCACACGTCGTGGACGCACGCCCTGTCGATCGCTGGGCGGATCCACATCACCGACACGTTCGTCTAGGAGGTCTCGTGTTCGAGCTGTGGACCCACGACGCGATCACCGGCGACGAGCGCAAGCAGGTGTTCCCCGCCGCGGAGGGCGCGCAGTGGTCAGTGAACCTCACCGGCACCGGGACGTGCACGTTCGTGTTCGTCGTGAACGACGCCGAGACAGGCATGGACGGCGCCGAGATTGATGCCACGTTCGCCCCCAACTCGACGCTCCTCTCCCTGCAATGGGGCACGACCGTCATGGGCGCATGGAAGATCGAGGACTGGGACTACGACGAAGATAAGGGCACCGTCACGGTGACCGGCGTCGAGCTGCGCAACGAAGCCGCCTGGCGGATGACGTACGGCGTGAGCAACTACGAGGCGGGCACCCTGGCAGTGGTCAACCGCAACCGGCAGGGTGCCGTGCGTGCGATCCTGGCGCGCTTCATGCAGTGGTCCCCGGAATGGGCCTACCCGATCGACCTCCCCGCCGACGGTGCCGGCACCTTCACCCAGACGTGGCAGTTCTGGAAGAAGCTCACGATCCAGGATCTCCTGACGCAGGTCGAGGACGACGGCGTCGAGGTGTTCCTCCGCCCCTATCTCACCGCGGCGCGGCAGCTGCGATTTCAGACGATCGTCGCGGTCAAGGTCAGCGTCGGCACGTCGTACTTCCACCTGCAGGCGGAGGACCGGCCGCTGTCGGGCGTGCACTACAAGAAGTCGGGCGCCGAGCAGCTGACCGGACTGCAGGGCATCGGCACGGGCTCCGGGCAGGATCAGCCGGTGGCATGGTCCGGTGGCGGTCCCTACCTGATCCCCATCCGGGATGCGAAGCGCGAGTTCCCCGACCTCGAAGGGACGCGGCTGCAGTCGGCAACCAATGCGACGCTCGCCGATCTGCGCAACCCAATCGTCCAGTGGACGGTGTCGACGTTCACCGCATCCGACGAGCACCCGCCATCAGAGGCGGTCGTCGGCCGAGGATGGCAGCTCCAGTCCGAGGGCCACCCACAGTTCCCTGACGGGACGCATACCGTGCGGGTCATCGCCGCGTCGGGGTCGTTCTCGAACGTGATATCCGTGGAGGTGCAGAGTGGCATTGCGTGATCTGAACGAAGCGTGGGGCTGGATCCAAAGGCTCGTCCGTCGCGTCTCCCGGCTCGAGTCTGGGGCGCTGCTCGAGAACTCGTCGATCACGAACGGCCGGATGCGGTTCATCGGCGGTCTGCTCAGGCTCGACTCCGGCGCGCGCCTCGAAGGCGTGGGAACGTTCGAGTGGAGCGGCGCGGGATCGATCGCTGGGAACTGGGAAGTGCTTCAGGGCGGCGTCATCAAGGTCGGTGGCGTGCTGATCAGCCCCGTAGGAGGCGGACGCATCATGGTCGGCGAAGGGCCCGTCGGCATCATCCTCGACGGCGGCACCGGCACTCTGACGATGGGCAACATCCGCCTCGAAGGTGGAAAAATCTACGTCGGTGCAGGCGCATCCCAGATCGTCATCGACGGTGCGACCGGGAAGATCACGGCCGGAAACGTCACCATCGAGACGAACAAGATCACGGTGGCAGGCGGCTCGTCACCGGCCACTCTCCAGGAAGGCAAGATGGCATTCGGCACCGGGGGATCGGTGGAGGCCGACACTGCAATCGGCGGCGTCCGCATGGTGGCCGGTGACGCAGTGGTGAATGCAGGCACGACGGCGTCAGTCCGCAAGGGAAACGCCTCGGTGATCGCCGGCCCCTTGGGGATCGACATCAACGCAGCGGCGCTGCGTCTTCTCCTCAATGCTCCGATCAACCTGACGCCAGGGCTCATCCCGACGCAGACAGGAACAGGCTTGCCCGTGGGAACGCTACTGATCACGTCGACAGGAGCGCTGCGACGCGCTGCCTAGTCAAGAGGGCAGTAGACCTCTGACGCTATCGCGCCGATCTTCGCGCTCGACTCGAAGTAGCCGAGGCCGTTCGCCTGCTCGCCTTCGATCACTTGCACCGCGAGCACGTCCGTGCCGTCTGCGATCTGAGCACACGCATCCTGCGCCGCGGTGAGTAGCTGCTCGTCTGTTGCGTTCGGAATGACGGTGTCCTCGGGGAGTTCAGAGCGAATCTGCGTGAGGTAGTCCTCGTCGGGCGACGACGACTGGGCGGACTCCTCGGGCATCTCCGCGACGAGCGGCGCTGCGGACTCGCTTACGGCAGGCGCTGTGCGCTCGTCTTCGGCGTCCTCAGTACCGCCGGCGCACCCGGTGAGGGCGATGAGAAGAGCGGCCGCGAGGACGGCGAGGGTCGTGCGCTTCATGACTGGTTCTCCTTGATGTAGGCGATGAGTGCTCGGCGGATGACAACGGAGACGTTCTCGCCGTTCGCTTTCGCTGCTTTGGTGGCCGGTTCCCAGACGTCGTCTTCGATGCGGACTGTTCGGTTCGGTGTATTCCCCATGACCGCAAGTGTATGTGCACTGTATTTGCAGTGTCAAGAGATTGGAGGGGCCCATGGCCGTCGTAACAGGAGACATCAGCAGGTGGGGTCTCGGGCCGTTCCCGGCAGACGCACGACTCCTCGTGCGCTTCGTTCCTTCGTCGAGCGCCGTCGGGGCAGGGCTCGTGCTCCCGCTCCGCGAAGAGACCATCGAACCAGCTGCGGACGGAACGTTCTCGAAAAGCCTCGTCTCCACCACTGAGTTGCTGCCGGAGTGCTGGTACTCGGTGCGGTTCGAGTGGTTCCAGAAGCACCCGATCAAGGGCGACTGGAACCTCGATGGGTGGTCGGATCTCCCGGGAAAGCTGCGAGTGCCGCCGGAGGGTGGCGACATCACGCTGCTGTTCGAGACCGATGATCGCGGGTTCGCTGTGCCCCTGTACTTCGGGTACGGCGAACCGCCTGAATGGCTGCCGTCGGGCGGCGTCTACTACGACCTCGATGACCCCGAGGGCGTCGGTGTGTATTCGGAAGGGAAGGTCGTCTGATGGCTTCGAAGTATGTGAAGCGCGGCGTCATCCGCGTCGCGTCTGACTTGTCGATGGCGGTCGTCCTCAGCAACCCGGCGTCGCAATTCCGCGGAGCCCTGGTCGATCTGCTCGAGGACGTCGCGGCCGGCGTCATCGCCGACAACCCGACGGTCATCGCGGCAGCATCGGCAGCGGCCGGTCCGGCTGTTGACGCCGCGATCGCTGAAGAAGGCCTCGTCCGGTTCAGCGATCCCGCCATCCCTCGGGTCGCCCCCACCGCACAGTCTTCGTTGGCCTACCGCTTCCGCAACACCGCGCGGCAGATCCTCGGCAGCATCACGAAGAACGGGCGGCTGCGCTTCCAGGGCTTCGAGTACCCTGACGGGTCGGTCGTGCGCAGTGTCAGCTCGCCGGAGTTCTCGCGGAAGTCGGTGGGCCGCAATCGTCGCATCGGTGAAGACATGATTCTCGCGGACGGCACCGTGCCCGCATGGATCATCAACCGGTGGCTCGCCCGTGTGGGTTTTGGCGGCCGCCTCCCGAGCGTGACGCTCGTCGTCCGCCCCAACCCCGGGCCTGGTGAGTACGCGTCCCCGCAGCTTGCGCACAACGCGATCAACGATTCGTCAGCTTCGAAGTGGTACGAGATCATCGTCTTCCCGGGCGTGTACACGGAGACTGAATGGACGTTCAAGCCATACACGATCACCCGTGCAGCGGGAGTACTCGGCTCGGTGATCCTCCGCGGAGAGCTGCCCGATTCGGCCACGGACGCACAGATCTCGAACACGTCGACCGTCTGGTTCAAGGACACCGCGCGCATCGAGAACCTCGTCATCACGGCGCGGAACATGCGCTACCCCGTCCACTCGGAATCATCCGGCGTGACTCGCGACTACCTCCACGAGGTCGTCAACTGCCGCATCGAGCACTTCGGCAACGACGGAGCTCGGGAGTGGCGCACGGCAAACCCCGGCTCGGGAATGTCGCCGTCCACGGTGTGGGGATCAGATCGTGCCTGGGGGTACGGGGCATCGTCCGGCGGCGTGGAGCGGTTCGAGAACACGACGTTCGTATCCCGCCTGGACGCCTGGTACGTCCACGACAACGCGGACTGGACCAAGCCCGCGAACCACGAGCTCATCAACTGCCGGCTGGTCGCAACGGACCCGGTCGGGCGTCTCCGGGTGGAGTCACTCGGGTCCGGGCAGACGAGCCGCGTCACCGTCCGGGGCTCGGTGAACGACTTCCTGTTCGTTCAGGAGAACGATTCGCCCTGGATCTCGACGGCGCTGGATCACCAGGTCGCGAATCACTCGCAGATCTTGGTGACTGTGGAAGGTCTCGCCCCGATCGGTTTCCAGACCATCGCCCGGGGAAAGGCGCTGCGGATCGAGTCCAACACGTCTGGAGCGACGTCGTCGGTCAAGGTGTCCGGCACGGCCGCATCGGCGATCTTCGGCCAGGTCTTCACCCGTGAGGGTGGGGGAGGGCTGAAGGGTGAGGCGTGGGGAGAGTTCGACATCTCCGGCATCCTCGTCGGCCTCGCGGGTGCCACCCAGGTCGCGAACACTCTCGGGCGGCGTCTGGGCGACTGCACCACGGTGAGTAAGACGCTCACCGTGACGGTGGATGGTGGCGCTCCCGTGAACGTCGTGTTCACGGGCAACCACACCGCGGACTCGAACGCGACGATCCTCGGCCTCATCAACGCGGCGCTGGGAAGCGCGGCGACGGCAGCGGAGTATGCGGTCTCTCAGGGCGAGACGTACCCGACGTTCCCGGATCGGGAGGTCACAGTCCGCAACGACGGCACGGTCGGCATCCCGCGGTTCGCGGCCGTACGGACCTCGCCGGCAACGGGCCGCGCAATCCGCATCCACGGCACGGCAGACCCGGTCACGGTGTTCGCGGGCGTCGCGCTCGAGCCGATCGCACCGGGCAAGACCGGTCGCGTTCTGAAGTCGGGACTCCTGAATACGCCCACGCAGCTGCACGGCTTCAGTTCAGGGCTCGCGGTCGGCGTACCACTGTTCCTGTCCGACACCACCGCCGGCGCTTTCTCGGCGACCGGCTCCCGTCAAGTCCTCGTCGGTCATCACACCGACTGGGCGCGTTTCTGAAAGGAACGACCATGGGCATCATCTCCGACATCCCCAGCGATTTCGACCTGACGCTGCCGTACGACACCCTCGAGCCGGTGCTCGGCACGAACGATCTGATCCTCCGGTTCGTGTCCGAGTCGCTACCCGCGAGCTCGCTGGGGCCCATCAGCGAATGGCGGTCTGGTCCTAGCGGGCCGAACCGGCGGCTGTTCATGACGACCTCGGCGAACTATCCGTCGCTCGTGCAGCACGTCACTCGACGGGTGGTCAGGTTCGATGGTATCAACGACCTGTTGACCCTCGAGTCCCCGCCGACGATGACGACGTGCACGCTGTATATGTGCGGCAGGTTCTCGACCGTCGATGCGAACCGGCACATCATCGCGAACCTCGGCGGGGCGAACATCGGCATCGACGGCAACAAGCTCAGGGTCGCCGGTTCGGGCAGCAGCGGCGTGCTCAGCACGACCAATGTGAACGCCGATGAGTGGATCGTCTTCGCAGTGACGTTCAACGGCACGAGCGTCACCCTCTCTTACAAGAGCGATTCGATCACCAACGCCGCCGTCACTCTCGGCGGCGACCTGAACCTGTTCACCCTTGGGGGGACCGGTGGGTTGTTCTTCGGCGGCGACATTCACGAAGCGCTCATGTTCGACAGTGTCCACGGCGATAGCGCGCGAGCGCAGCAGATGCAGCAGCTGCGCGAGTGGTACATCGCGGCCTGATTTAGCGGAGGGCCCCGAAACTGGGCCCTCCGCTCTAGACCGCGGCGACCCTGTTCAGGAACCTCTCGACCGTCTGGCCCACCACCACGTCGGGTTTCAGCTGATCCACGAGATTCCAGTCAAGGTTTGGCCCCCAGAGGAAATGGAACTCGCTGAAGAGGTGCTTCCCCCACCACGAGAGCTGTCCGGCGAAGTCACCGGACTGAAAGAACGAGTTACCGAAGACGAGTACCTTGAGCGGGCTCGGAGCGGTGCTGTTCGTCCACCCGAAACGCCGGCCCCTCACGCCCACGGCAGGGAGGTACTTCTCGATCATCGTGATGCCGCCCGCATAGGCGGCGAGCTCATCGTCGCTCGGCTCGACGATTCGCGAGTAGACCGGCAGCCCGAAGCGTCCGGTGAGGTCGCCAACCGCATACCTGAACTGATACATCCGAACGGCATCCACGAGCGGAACGAGCTGGGGGTCGATCTGTGCGGCCAGCGCCGAGAACATCCTCTGAGCGCCGACCGCTGAGAAGTGCGTGTCCGTCGTCAGGAATGGATCATCGACGTTGTTCCACTGCTCGAAGGGTGCGAGGCCGCTGACGTAGAAGTCGGCGTCGCGCAGCCTGTTCTCGATCTCTTGGAGCACGGGGGTCGGACCAGCGATATCGAAGGGAGCATCGTCGCGCAGGACGGTCAGCTTCTCGGGGACGATGGTCTGCACGAAGCGCGCTCCCCGCGCTTCGCATCCCTCTACTCGCAGGGCGAGAACATCCATCCACCGGTCAACTCGCGACAGGAGCGCATCGTCGACGGGCTCGTCGTACAGCGACACTAGGGAGTTGGTCCCACCGGTGAGGAACAGGTGCCCGCGCAGTCCGGTGACCGCTGATCCATCCATCGATGGCAGCCCGGCAGGCATGAGCATGGGCGACAGGTTGCCCGCTTCGATCTGTAGTTTCACCGCGTCACGCTCGGCTCGAGACCAAAGGGCGGGTGTCGCAACGCCATCCAGTTGTTCGACAGCGGCTTTCTTCATGGCGGCGAAACCGTCTGCCCCGAGGCTCAGCGCCGTCTCTCTGTCATCGCAATGCGCCTTCACCGAGAGCCGGCCGGACACGACGTCGAGAGCGGTGAATCCTCGCGAACACCGGAGGGAGAACGTGGCGTCTTGGCTCGTGATCTTCAGCAGATCGCCACGGCTGCCGGTCGGACCGGATTCCCCGACGATTTCGCCGTCAACGGTTGCGACCACGCGAACGTCCCGGTTGTCGTTGGCCTCCGCGTCGAATACCCAACCACTGATCGTCTGCTTGTCGAAGTCGAATCGTTCCGCGTACCCATGCACCCGGGCAACTGTAGCCGACACGCCACCTAATCGCGCTTCTCGACATCCCACCCCAGCCCTGCCGTCGTGCGGGGCTTTCTCATGGAAAGGAGCGCTCATGACGCTCGGATTTAGTGACGGCGCGTACAACCTCGCGGCCGGCACCCGCAAGGCTTTCGGCGCGCTCTCTGACGACCTGGTTCGCGAGGGGCTGCCGCCGATGGTTTCCCGGTCCGGCGACCGCGAACCGGCGGATCAGCTGCGGATCTGGTACGAGCGGATGACGCTCACGCCAGGTCGCCGGAAGGTCTACGGCCGGAAGTGGTGGCAGGGCCGTCTCTGGTATCAGATCCACCCTGACGCGGTCGGCATCCCGGACACCAGCAACCACGAGAAGCGCCGCTCGAACGATCTCCGCGCGCCGTATAACGCGGACACCGCGGCCGCACGCCGCGCGAAGGAGCTCGCGAAACGCCACAACATCACCCGCGAGGGCGAGGGCTTCCGCGAGCTCTGGCACTGGACCTTCTGGGGTCCGCTCGGCACCATCGGCGCCCCGGCATCCACCGGCGGGGCCAACACAGCAACTGTCCACGAGGAGGACGACATGATCGCCGCACGAATCACAGACGGCAACGGTGTGAAGCACCACGCCATCATCGGCAACGGGCACCTTCGGCACCTGATCGACGCCGACGACCCCGAGTGGATGAAGAACGTCTGCACCGCCGATGACCGCTGGACCGACATCCCGATCCAGCGACTGCCCTCCGTGCTCCGCAGCTTCTCGTGCGACCTGCACATCTGGGACATCCGCAACGGCTCATTCGTCGTGCTCGACCCGCTCACCGGGATCGTGTCCGCAGGTGCGCTGTGGTCGGCGACCAACGCCGGCCGATCAGGCATCGCTCGCGTCGAGGTGACCTCGGCTGAGACGGCCGCGTACATCGCAGAGCTCGCGAGCTGATGCGTGAGCGGCTGCGTCGGTGGGCTGACGATCCGATCGTGATTCCCCGGGGTTCGATGGTGACGAAGTACGTCTTCACCACGCTCCTCGGGGTCGCGGTCGCGATCGCCACCGCGCCCACGCTGGATCAGGTCACCTCGGCGTCGTACTCGTCGTTCTGGGCGCTCGGCATGGTGCTCGCCGGCGCCGTCGCCACGGCGGGCTCGACGAGGAAAAAGTGGTGGCGCTTCGAGTTCGCGGGCGCGATGTTCGTCGTCGCCCTCCTCGCCGTTTACGCCTTCGCGCCGGTCGTGCTGATCTTCGGCGGCGACATCGAGCGTCTGGCCTACTCGGTGATCTGTCTCGGCTTCATGGTGTTTCCGACGACAAGGCTCGTGACCCTCATTCGTCGAGGGGGTTCGGATGCTTGAGCTGATCTTCCAGTACGTCCTCCCCAGCACGATCGTCGCGTTCGTCAGCGGGTGGTTCATCCTCGCAGGGAAGCGCCGCGACCGGGTCGCGGCCGACGCAGCGGCCGAGGCTGCTCGTCACGAGAAGCAGTTCCCGGGCTGGCAAGACCTCGTCGACGAGAACCGCGATCTGCGCGTCGAGATGACCAGCGTCCGGGACGAGGTGCTCGGTCTGCGCGACGAACTCAAGGACGTGCGCCGCGCCGACACCCGAAAGATGCAGGCCGTTGCCCGCATCCTCCGAGCCCTGTTCGACCAGTGGCCGGGTGGCGACACCCCCAACCTCGACCCCGCGGACATCGCGGAGATCGAAGACACCGTTCCGCCCGCGTGGGTTCGCCGCCGGGCAGTCCCTATCAAGGAGAACTGATGGACATCGCAATTCCCGTCGCGCCTCTCGGCGTGCTCACCCTGCTCGGCTTCTTCGCCCCTTACGCGATCGCCGCACTGAATGGCGCCCTGCCATTCGTGAAGAAGGCATGGCAGAAGAAGATCGTCTCGGTCACCGTCGCGCTCGTGCTCGGCGCGATCGTCATGGTGTTCTACTACGCGATCACCAAGGAGCCGATCACCGACTGGTGGGTGTTCGCGCTCCTCGCAATCGTCATCGTGAACGCGTCCTACGCGCTGGTCACCCGTGAGTCGGCTTCCGCTGTCGAGCGTGCCGCTGACCCCAACATCCTCACCGTTCACGAGAACCGCTGAGCAGCCACACACGCACGAGAAGACCCCCACCTAGCCTTCGGGCCGGGTGGGGGTCTTTCGTCGTTCCTCGCAGGCGTCAGTCAGATCCGTCTCTGCTGCGTTCTGCCGCGAGCACCGCTTCATCGCGGGTTGCGTAGGCGTCCGGCAACCATCTGCCGTCGACCGTGGCGATGAACTCTGCGTCTGCCTGGAATACCTGGATGTCGAACGCGTCGTCGTAGACGAGCCAGCGCTCGCGTTCGAATGGGTCGCCGTTGACTTCGCCGCCGATGCCCGTTTCGGCAGTCGAGCCGGAGGGCGTGCTGGTGCTCACGGGTGTTGGGACGTCGTCGATCTCGACGATCTCGTCGATCTCGTAGCTCTCAGCTTCGGACATGGACTCAGATTAGCCTCGCGCGGGCCATGACGCACCCGCGTGCGCGGTCGGTGTGCGGTGGTCGGGCTGCGCGCGGCGGCTCGCGCCGATCGCGATCCACGGCTCGAGTCCGGGAAGCTCGCGCAGTGCGGTGCATAGCGTGGTGATGTGGGCCTCTTCGAAGAACCCGACCCAGATGCCGACCGACTCGGTGAGGATGTCTGGCCGGTCGCCGGCAGTCGCATAGAGGTCGGCGATCACAGGCGCCGGGTCGGTGGTGTACCTGTTGCGTGAGCAGATGGCGTCGAGGGTGATGCTGAGCATCACGTCGGGGGAGAGGCGTCGTGGCACGGTGAGTCATCCTGTTCTCCGGCCGAGGGCCTGATGATACTCCGGGGTGCCGACGCTGACGGCTCGGGCCTAATACTCCCGGGTGTCCCTGCAGCGGTCGAAGTGGTCGAGTTCCAGTCCGGTCGCCCACATTCGCGCTCTGGGAATCTGGAGGCGACTCTTCGAGCGCCAGCCAGCCACCTCGACGATGGACCGATCGATGTCTCGAGCGGTTTCGAGGGCCGGAAGAAGGTCCGTGTCGCGAGAGGCCAGGATCAGGACGTCCGCCCACTTCTCGATCGAAGCGCGCACCAGCGTCACTGCGAGCATGACGTCGACACCCTTCTCGCGAGACGGCGAATCTGGCCAGTCGTGCGGGTATCGGAGCGTCCTCGAGTGCACCGTGACGCGGCGATCCCTCTCCCATTCGGCAGCCTGGGCCTTGTTTCGACCCGCAGGAATCACCTCGCGCTCACTGCTCGGCTGGCCGCGGTAGACATGGATCTTCTCGATCGTCACCGGGGTGTGGACCAGATCGTTGCGGACTCGCTGCACCTCATCGGCGAACCGGCCAGGGTGGATGAGCGAGTGATGGATCGGCATCTCACTCTCGAAGCACTCGTGTGCCGAGATATGCAGGTTCTGATAGTCGATGAAGAGGTGCGCCGTTGCCACTCTGATTCCCCCAGGGTAGAAAAAGCCCCACCAGGCCCGGAGGACGGTGGGGAGCTATGAGGTATTTGTATCACATGCTGCTGTAAAGATGCATCCAGCGATCGGCATGCATCACTAGGCAGACGGCTTCCGACCGGCGCCGGCACCCTTTCCAGGGCGTGCCGCGTTCCACGCGTCGATCGTCTCGGGTAGCCAGCCCCGAGCCGAGCCGACCATCGCATCCGGCTCGGGCAGCTTGTAGCGCCCGAGGGTCGCTGGCTTCACGCCGATGCGTTCGGCGAAGTCGGAGCGCGACAGATAGTGGATCATGCCTCGTCCTTCCGGATGCCGGAGAGCACGACGATCCCGGCCGCGAGCACGGCGAGCAACCCGGGCCAGAAGTTGCCGGTTGCGAATGACCAGGTGGCGGATGCCGCGGCGAGGGCCGCGGCGGTGTAGGTGAGTGTGGTGTTCATGATGAGCATGGATACTGGAAAGCGGGGATCGGAGCTACTTGATCTAGTTCCGATCCCCTTCCCTCATCTGCGTCTTCGTTTCTTCGTCTGCTTGGGCTTCAGGGCCGCGATGACGGCGGCGAGTCCGAGGCCGAAGGTTCCGAGTCCTGCGAAGAACGTTCCGAGGGCTTCCAGTGGGTGATCCATGTCACCTCCTCTCTGTTGTTGTATCTCAATCATACATCGTCACGATGTATAGGGCAAGCGAGAGTGTCTGCGGTCTCCGGAAGAATCTCGAACCGTGACGCCTGCTGACATCCTCGCTTTCGAAGCCGCCAACCCGCACCACACCCCAACTCGCGCCGAGCACATCCGGCGCGAGCTCGGGATCACACCGACCCGATACTTCGTGCTGCTCAGGCGCGCGGCAGAGTCAGCTGCGGGCATCGCCGCGCACCCGGTTACGGCGCGTCAAGTCCGAGAGCGAGTGGAGCGTCGAGCTGCTGCACGCGAGCGTCGGACGCGCATTGCGGCGTAGCCCCAGTCCACACGTAGTCCACATGGCTTTGATAGCCATTGAAATCGGATGATCTGTGATGTGCAGTAAGGGCGGGGCTAACCTCCTGGTCAGAGGGGCATTTGATAGCGGATGATCGCCGATGCAGTTCGTTGCGAAAGCGCCCATTCTCAACAAGGGGTCGCAGGTTCAAATCCTGTCAGCCCGACCACAAAGCCCCGGAGAACCGCAGAACTACGCGGAACTCCGGGGCTTTTCTCATGCCCGGCCCAGCAGCCAGGAACGCACTACCGTGCGATGTCGACTCGTCAACCCCCTCTCCAGCATCGGATGAACGGCATACCGTCGGCTCATCGACAGAGGAGATGCAATGAGCGATCTGCAGAACACGCACGGAACCACCGACGCCCACGAGGAGCCCGACACCGCCTCGGGTGGTGCGCCCGATGACTCGACGTCCCAGAGCACGTCCAAGAGCACGGACGAGATCCTCGAAGACGAGACCACCGACGAAGACGGCGCGCCTCTCGAGAACCCGTCGGGCGGCTGAATCGGCCACGCCCTGAAGAGCGAAGACCCCCACCCGGCGCTGAGCCGGTGGGGGTCTTCTTCGCTGTCCGCTGGTCTCTCGACCTAGGCGTTGCGCACGGTCAGCATCCGCCATCCTTCTGGCACCTTCGCCTCGAGCGATGCCATGTCGTCAGCCTCGATCTCCTGCACGCCGTCGACGCGGGTGAACGTGCCGGTCGCCTCCATCTTGGCCACGCCCTTCAGCATCCGCACCGGCGCCGAGGCCAGCTCGAAACCCGGCCTGCGGTGCTGTTCGAGCTCGACGAGCACCTCGGCGAGTGTCGTTCCGATGACGTCAGCGGTGCTGGACTCGACGGGACGGATCAGAGCGATGAGCATGAGGCCAGCCTACGGCGCGGCGGTCGCCTGGCCGGGGTACCGCTCCGCAAGGGGTGTCAACTGGGCGTGGCCGCAAGCGGAGGAAGGTGCGGGATCGTGATCGGCGCCGTGGACCGGCTCGGTGGGTTGTGGAACCGCTGCAGATCGCTGAGCACCTCGTCGGCCGACATATACGAGCTCGCCAGGGGAAGGTTGCGCAACCAGAGCACGTCGACCTCGACGGCATCCACCTGGTAGATGCAGGCGACGGTCTGGCGTGCGTCGTGCGGCTCGTACTTGTGGTCGACGATCAGCCACTCGGTCTCAGTCACCCTGCGGAGCTCGAACCTCGGATCGGGCATCGCGGACAT